GCATCGAAATCCGCACCACTGATCTGTAGGTCATAAAGTCCCCGCGCGTCTGATTTGATAAGCAAGTCTTGACTCATGAGTGCGGTACCCCCGTATCGACTTCACTGTCGCCATCGCTATCGTTGCCCTGACTATGGATATGTGTATTACCAATATTGACTCCGCCCTGGCTGAAACTCGGGGCTGTCAACGTAGCTGCACCGCTGGATGTCATACCGATAGAGGCGGCTACAAGGGCCATTGCTCCGGTTGCAGTCATATCGAAAGTCGTCCCGGCTATCATTTCAATCGATAGGTCGGCATTGACTTCAAGGTCTCCGGTAGTCAAGCTGGTCAAGCTGTTGATCTGCGCGTCCATATTTTCAGCGGTTATCGTTATATCGTTTGTGATTTGTATATTGAGGTCTTCAGCAATGATCGTGCAAAGCCCGTCTTTGTCGAACTTGATATAGTTGCCGGTCAAATAGTTTCCCAGCGCCACTTCGCCCGGTTCCAGATCTTTGAGCGTTCGGTTTTTCGGATCGTCGGCCATAGCCACACCGTTGCTTTCCTGTCCCTGCTGGGACCAGATGAGCGCCAAACTGTTTTCAGGCGGGCTGTGCATGAGCCCGTAAGGCGAAAAAATCATGACCTTTTGAGCTTTTCCCAGCATCGATACTTGACCGAAGCGCAGGTCTTGAGAGTCGTCAACACTCAATAGCTTAGCTATTTTGAAAGAGTTTTTCATGATCGTGATTAATCGTCTCATCGCGGACTCAGCCTATTGTCAAGGTAGCTCCCTGAGTTCCTAAGCGTCCCTTGCGTTTTCGGTGTCGCGTTCTGATATTCTGTCCCTGTTTTCGCCGTTCGTTTATCTGCCGCCGTTGGCTCAGCTACGACCTGATAAGCATCGGGCGGCACACATGTTATCTGTGTCCGGGTTCCCTGACTCGCGTCGATAGCGTACTCAACCGCCTTAATGAGGTACGTCCCTTTTATGCCGGCATAGTCATCATCGATCTGAACGAACTGTCCGAAGTCCCAAAGTGTCCCGTCCGATTGTGTGGCCCCAGGAACGCTAACCGTGTATTCAATACCGTGCGCCCGTCTAATATTGCTTTCCTCTGCGGCGCGTTTCCCGCAATCACCATCCGGCATGGTCTGCTCAGCTACAAATTCAAGATAGCGGGTGCTGCGGATCTGGCCATCTACCGCCGCGCCGTTGCGGTCGGTACCGCCCCCGAAATACTCCGCAAGTGCATTGAATCCCACGTTGTCTTGACTGCGACATTTATATTGATTGAATCGCTCTTGTTGGCTCTGTCGAAATGAGTAGCTTGTCACGTTGTTATTGATCCCGTTCTCTTTGTGCAACAACGGACTTGCCGATTTAACGCTTTTGTCCGGTCGATAGATAATCAGCCCGCCTGCCCCGTCTGTGACAAGATAGACTTGACGCTTACGGGCGAAGCTAACTAAAAACTCCATACAGCTATCACCCGAAGCCGCCGCTTGTAGTTCGTCGGTGGTGAAATCGGTCAGCCCTGCAACGTTGTTAGTCACGCTGATTACTGCGCCTAATGCGCTAATAGCTGTCTCAATAAGAGCTTTAAGGCTGACCGGGCCTTCCTTTACTTTGGCCGCGTCCGGTACACTGCTGTCAATTAGATCGGCTGTATTGTCACGTCCCCGAACATCAACCGTGTGCGTTGCATCGTCTTGGCTCCCGCTGATCTCATCGACGAACCCGGCTACCACGCGGGCCTGGTCAATCAGGATTTCAACGAAATCACCGGCTTTGATCGGATATGCGCTAAGCGGTGCTGAGCTGCTGTTGGAAAAACGAAATGCCCCGGCGTTGCTATCAATCGAGCGCTGTACTGTAGCCGACTTCCATAGCGTGTAGGGTGATCCGTTTATCCTGATTTCAAAGCTCATGTTTGCAGCACCGTTATGTTGGCATTAAGCTTGTCTGCCGGTTGTGTCGGATTTAAGTTGCGCAAGCTCGTTGCACGCTCTGTTACCTGGTCGCTCGTCTCGAAGTTTTCAGCATATAGCTGATAGCTGAGAACGAAAGCGGTCACAGGGGCTTGCTGGCGGATCTCGGCCAGGGTGAAAGTGGTCTGTTCTTTATCGTCGAGCACTTCGAGCGCGGCCAGGCGTAGGGCTTCGATGGCGAACCGGACTTCCGGCTGACTCTGTACGAAACTTACATCGGCGGTATCCTCATACATAAGCCGTTGGTGCTCATCCTCAATTGCTCTGCGGGCATCATCAAGTTGTTGATCATTGTCATAATCTGCCGCTGCCGCCTGCTCGTAAGCTATTGTGAGCGCTGAAACGCGGGCGGTATTTACCAGCGCCAGGCGATTGTTGTTGCGTAGAACTCGCCCACCGGTTGTTTCGGACCAAAGGGGGATACCGGTCGATTCGGCAGACGGAATGCTCACCGTACTGGCTGACCGGATATCTGCAAGACTTAGGCTTAGAGCACCACCGAACTCGGTCAATCCGATCACTTCAGATAGGCCCGCGCCGCCTACAAGTCCTTCACTTACAGCTTGCCAAAGATTGCCGACTGCCGTGGCGAGCGTTACTGAGTCGCGCACAATTGTCGGGCTATTCAAGGTGATATAGTTTTGCTGTGACTGGATATCGGCCACATTATTGACCTGGGTGGTAAGCATGTTTATTGAATCGGTCATTTGCTGCAAATCGTATTGCGCGGCCACTACGTTATCGCTCTGATTCGGTTCGCGCCACTTATCTTGAAAAGCTTTGTTGAGTGCTGCGCGGGCAGAGTCCCCCCTTGAAAAAACGGTTTCGGTGGTTGCTGCCGCTCTTACCGGTCCGCTGATCGCCTTTCCTGCGGCGAAGGATAATTCAAAGCGGATCTCGCCCACTGCGATCTGTGATGCATCCTTGCGATAAGGGAGTGCGAAAACGTTCCGGGCTCCAAAGTTAGGCATCTGCAATCGGCCCCGGCCTTTTTCCTGTAGGGCTTTTTCTAGCTGATCAGCTCGGTTTAAATAATCGGGACCGGTCACGAAAGCGGTCACGCTAAATTTTGCGGGGAGCTGTCCAAGATCCTCAACGTAGCGCTCGTTGCTGTTGGGGTAATCATGTAATACGATCCTACGCCCGCCCTCTGTTAGCACTTCAGAGCGCACGAAAAACGGTATTCCTTTAAAGCTCGCCGGTAGTAAATCATTTAGTCGTGTCATCGCGCCACCGCCAAGTTATAGCCTTGGTTTAAGCCTATTTCGGCTTTTTCGACTTTAGCCCCTCCGCTTGCGCTTACTCCGATTTGTCCTGACACTTCGACTTTATTATCCTGTCGTGCGGCTGTTTTTTCCTTTGCTGACCCTAAGCCTATTTTCTCCATAAGCCCGCCCATACCAGGTATCATCTCGATAAGCCCGACCACGTCACCGGTAAAAACTTTTTTCCAATATTCCCCGAGGTACATAACGGTCTGAACCAATGAGCTGATAAGAGCAGCTATCATGTTGATTACAACTGCAACCGCGTCGCCCCAATCCCGTATACTATCGCCGGACATGCCGAACGCATCGGACAGATATTGACCAATGTACATGATCAATTGTTTACCGATCTCAATCAGGGGGCTGATCGCGTCGTATAAATTGACAAAGGCTTGTCTGAGTGCCGGTGATGCATTGAGTAGAGCCGAAAAAGCCGCCACCTGAGCAGCAATCAAAACGACTGCCGCCGCTATCGCTGCGCCCAATGCTACAACGGGCCAGGTGATGAAACCGATAGCCACGGCGAGCGCTCCGGCCATCATTAGAAGCGGTCCCAATGCAGCTACTAAAGCGCCGATAATGACGATAGTTTTTTTAATCGCGGGGCTTAGCTTCGTAAAAATGTTCAGTGTGGGCATAAACGCATCGATCATGCTGATAATCATCGGAACGATTATCATACCGATCTCATTTGCGAATAACTTTAGTTTATTCCAGACGATCTTTAATTGGCTCGACCAACTTTGAAAGCGCAACCGGGCCTCTTTTGTGAGCGCGTTATTATCGGCCCATGCCTTGTTGCCCATTTCCATTGCTTTGCGAAATAAATCGCCAGATCCAGAGGCCCTCAATAGCGCGTCCTTGATCCGTACATCGTTAAACTCCAAAGCTTCAAGCACTGCATTGACATTTTTACCCTCGGCCCGCATTTTTCCTAAACCTTCGACGAATGCAAGAATGCCCTTGGATGCGTCCTTTTTGAACGATTCGGCCATTTGCTTAGCGTTCATCCCGGCGACTTGAGCAAATGCGTTGAGCATCGGACCGCCCTTAGAAACTGCGTCATTGATGCTCATCATTACTTTCGAAAAAGCGGTGCCGCCAGCTTCGGCGTTGATACCTAAGCTTGTGAGCGTTCCTGACATTGCCATGATTTGCGGTTCGGTGAGCCCTACGACATTTCCGGCACCCGCCAGGCGCAGGCCCATGGCTACAATTTCAGCTTCGGTCGTCGCTAAGTTGTTCCCTAAGTGGACGATTGTTGAGCCTAAGCGGTCAAAGTTTTCCTGGCTCATCTGTGTTATGTTGGCGAACCGGGCAAGCTGTGTGGCCCCTTCTTCTCCGGCCAAATTAGTCGTTGCGCCAAGCATGGCAATCGTGCGTGTAAATGAGGTGATATTTTTTGTCTGGATTCCGAGCTGTCCGGCTGACTCCCCTATTTTCATAAGCTCCGTGGCTGAAACGGGTATCTCTGTGGACATTTTCAAAAACTGTTGGCGCATTTTCATGAGTTGCGGTTCGGTCGCGTCAACGGTTTTGCGCACACCTATGAAAGCGTCCTGAAAGTCTATGGCTGTTTTCGCGGCAAGAGCACCGGCACCAAGTAGCGGGAGGGTTAACCGGGTGGTCAGCTTGGCCCCCACATCTTTTAGACCACCGCCCAGCTTTTGAGCCCGCGCCGAAGCTCTGTCCACTTTTTCGGTGAATTGCTCAGTGGCAGCCGTTATGCGCCTTAGCGGTTTGCTGTAGCGGTCAAGGATCTCATAAATATAAGACGCCGTAAAAGCCATTTAACGCCTCTGCTTTTTCATCTCTTTGCTAATTTTATCAAGCTCATCACTGACAATGCTAAGCTCCCAAACTCCCATCTCCATAGCCCTATCGTAGCTTATGCCACCATCCGTCCCGTAGCTGAGTCGGACTGCGGGCCGGATGTAGTCCTCAAGCCCTCTACTGAGGGCATAGCGAAAAAAGAGCACCACCTAACCGCCATGTGAAAAGCGTCATCGGGATAGAGCATAGCCCACAAAGCGCCTGTCATGGCTTGCCGACCATCGACCAGACAAATCGGTTTACGAGCTTTCATACAGGCCATAGTTTCAAACGTCCCGATAAAATCGCCTATGTCTACCGCCCCGGACGCTTGCAGGGCTATCGCTATCAAATTAGCGTTTTCCTCTGCTTGCGCTTCCAGGTCGGCTACGTTTTGACCGAATGGCTTGACTTCCTCGCCTATGTTGTCGCGCATCTTGTTGATCTCGTCCGCTCTCTGGGCAAGGTCGAACTGCGCCCGCATGATCATTTGTTTAAGCGCTAAATAATGC